GTTCATCATAGGACGCCGCCTGTAGTCTCTGGTAGACATGAGAGTCTCTAGAGAGTATTTTTGAGCGCGTTTGGAGGAACTTACGCGAGATGGCTCGGAGGGATGGAACCTTTTCGATTGCAGGTAAATCAGAGCTCCAGGACAAAAGTCCTTGAACCTGACCCCTTAAATCGGAAAGGTAATCCTTCAGAGGCATCCAGCCATGTTCCTTCATACGCTCCTCAATGGGGGCCAGGGTCCACCATTTTGGGTAGATCTCGGTTTCAACACCATTAAGGAAGCCGTCAGCTCGCATCCTCTCGATGTTCATAAATGAACACCTAGAGAGTACGTACTTGACCACCTTATTGGTCTTCTTACCGAGGTCCCCGGAGTAGTTCGGATCCCACAAACTTCCCAAGCTCTCCAGAGCAAGGAGGTTCTCTATGTTGTAGTCGGACCTGAAGAGAATCGAAAGCATCCTCGAGGTTCGGGGACTGAGAAACTGAATTTCCTTTCGGAAATGCGGAAACTCTAGACCCCCAAACTTTCGAGGAAGCCAAGGTTCAATCTTCAGGCGAATAGCAGTTTCAAGGAACTCGTGATATCTCCACCAGAGATAGGTGGCGGCACCGGCGTAGACCGGACCACTCCACCACGCGAGCTCCTTGGACGCTGCTATTCCTCGACTCCAACTTGGAGGAACCTCCTTCTTACCAGGCAACCTCGAGTCAGGTGTACTGAGGGAACGGACCCTTAGGATATCTAAGAAGCGGAGCTTTTTGGTGTTTCGATCCAAAAAGCATACTTGCTTAGTATATGTCCCAAAGGTCCGAGACCTCATGTGCACCCCAGCAGAGATGATAGCCCCTCCGAATGGGAGGAGGCGCTCAAACAAAAGCGCCCTCCTCTTAGTCGTGAGGGAAATCTGATCATCTCCGCACCTCGATGTAAGGGGGTCCCCGCCGGTTTTTCGAAACATAAGTTTCGAATACCGACCCTTCAAAAGGTTCCTTATGATTTGATCAATCGACCTTCCAGGAGCGGCCCGGAGCAAAGCTCCGGACAACTCCCAGAAGAACCGATTGAACAAATTCAAAAGGAACCAAGATGAAGGGTTTGCCATAGGGATCCCCCTACTGGTTGCCAGTAACTCCATGTCTTCCAGATCCTCATACAATACCTCCATCGGCGATGTCGAGAGGGGTCCAAGGACCTTTACCAATACCGGGGTAGAGGGGTCCGACAAGTATCCCGAGAGTAGAGAGTGGGAGACATCCATGTGGAACGTGTCTGTTGCTCTGGTTAAATCCAGAGAAAGCAAAACACGATCCTCAAGGAAGTCCTCACTCCGACTCTCGAGAAACTTGTTGGCCCTCTTCATGAAACTTACTAGCGTACCATCTCCAGAGATAGTCCCAACTTCCGGGTCTTTCTTTAGAGATGAGTAGCAGTAGGTTCTCATGACGTGAAGGAGAGAGGCGACAAC